TAGAATATTGGGCTACAGTTAATGTATACCCAAAAGAGATTATATGTCGCAACCAAAGATTTCAGGTGACTCAGTTCGTGCTTATCTGCGTGATATCGGACGCATTCCACTTCTAGAGCACGATGAAGAGATTCTCTTAGGTCGTCAAGTTCAACGGTTGATGGAAATCAAAGAACAGAAAGAATCCCTTAACCTAGATAATGAAGGGTTAGCAGCTGCTAGTGATATCACATTAAAACAACTTAAGCGGGAGATTCGTGAAGGTGAGAAAGCCAAAGACAAGATGGTCACGGCAAACTTACGGCTCGTCGTTTCTGTGGCGAAGAAATACACTAAACGAAATATGGAACTCCTCGACATTATTCAAGAGGGGACCATTGGCCTCGTTCGCGGTGTGGAAAAATTTGATCCGGGTCGTGGTTATAAGTTTAGTACTTACGCTTATTGGTGGATTCGTCAAGGGATCACTCGCGCAATCGCTGAAAAATCGAGGGCGATTAGGTTACCAATTCACGTTACAGAAAACCTCAACCGCCTTAAGAAAGCCCAGCGTGAACTGAGTCAGATGAATGGTTATATGCCAAGCATCCATCAACTCTCAGATTACCTTGAACTGTCAGTAGATGACATCAAAGATCTAATGTGTAAAGCACGTCAGCCTACGTCTCTAGAAATCAAGATTGGAGAGAATCGTGACACAGCGCTGATTGATCTTTTAGAAGATGAGACACAGCTTCCAGAGATGCTGCTTGAAAAAGCTTTGATCAAGGAAGATATGCACAGTATGATTCGAGATTTACCTGACCTGCAAGCAGCAGTAATCAGTATGCGGTATGGCATTGGTGATGAGCTGTTTGAAGCTATGTCAATGACAGCCATTGGCCAAGTATTAAATATGAGTCGTGACAGAGTGCGTACTCTGGAGCATAAAGCGATTAAAACTTTAAAAGAGCGTGGTGATTTAGTGAGTGAATATCTTTAATACAATAGAGTTAAAGAATGCTCTGTTCAAATGGACGTTACAGATCAGATACTCCAACACACTCGTATCTATGGAGCAAGTGACAATACAGCACCTCAGAACTTATCAGCTTCAAAGTCGCTGAATTTTGCAAACGGTGCGTCAATTCAACGTGCTGAAGATCAACGTGTGACAGTTATTCCTTATACGTTGAAGTACAAAGGTACGACTGGTTTGTTTGGTGCAGAGAACTATTTTGTCAAAGTGCATGCAGATGTACCTCTTGATTTCACACTCAAGTGTTTTGAAGAACCTAATTGGGAATGTGCAAGGATAAGTACAGAAGAGCTTGATCCATCGAGCTTGTATCAGCAAGCAATAATCGATGAAACAAAAGATTTAGAAATCGTCAACACGTACGAACCTGCACAAATCACATTCAAGAAGAAGGCTGCTACTGATTCATTCATTAGTGTCGATCTTAATAATCTTAAAACAGGTAACACGTATATTGATAGCTGGTTAGATGTCAGGCTCTATACATCAGAGCGTGAAGAACACCCGTACGACAAAATGTACGTACGATTACATGACTTCTTTTATATTGGCTTCCACGCTAGAAACACTCGCCGTTTGGATTACAACGTAGAAGCACTGATTGGCAATGAACTAGTTACAGCGAGTGCTGTAGAAGACACCCGCTTTATTGCTAGAAAGATTAATCAATAACCTCCGCTACCACCTTACAGTGTTATGTTGCGATAGTTACGGAGAGAGTATCGGATTGACCTGTGCCATCAAAGTTTGCATTAGTTGAGCTAACTGAACAAGTCACACTACCTGCACCAGCTGCACCCCAGGTAATTGTTGCAGAAGCCGTAGTACCGCCGGAAGTGACAGTACCACCAGTTGCACTCCAGCTGTAGGTGTAAGGAGTAGCGTCACCAGTTACTGCCACTGCATAGACAGATGCCGTGTTCTCTACGGGTGTGTTATCACCGCTGACAGTTGCTGAATCAACTGTTGTAGCAGGCGTGCCACCGCCACCCGGATTAGCTGCACCATCGGCAGGCGTAACGGTCATGACTTTGCCACCAGAGATGCGAGGCATCACGTAGTGCTCAACAAGCTCCCAGCTGTCGTTATACAGAGCTGCTCGTGCCAACTCATTAATCTGGTAAAAATTAAAGCCAAAGTTACCATCGTGGTCAATACGAACATTGACACTAGGGCTAGCAAGCAACGCAAGATATCCAGAGCCACCAGCACCAGTCACTTTAAAGACTGTGCAGTCCTCATAGACAGCACCGTTACCTTGAACCCACCAACGTTTGATTTGCCAAGTATTGCCACCACGCGGGTAGTCAAGACGCACCATCTCGTCGCCAGTGTGCTTAGTAACCTGACGAACGCCAGTTAAAACAAGACTATCTGCCATTTTTTTAGTTAGGACTTTCTTCTATTTTAGTCCATTTAAGATTGGCAACTGAGTTATTAGTTTTACATCCATCGATGTGAGTTACACGAGTGCATCCTTTCGCTCTGCCTGGCATCGATTTTGGTTGAGGAAGAAAAGCTAAAGCCACTAGTTTATGAATAGTCACAGTAATTGTGCTTTTTCGTCCGATACGTTGGGTCAGATTAACCTGTGCATATCCGTTCTTATTAATGCGTTGCTTAAGAATACGTTCGATCTGCCCTTTAGTACTTTTAATCTGTCCTTTTTCATTAACGTAGTACTCAATGCAGGATTCAAAGCCAGGTAATGTATGAACTGGCGTCCATTCTCGATCATCAATAAATTCCATTTACCTCAATATATTTGGGTACTACTGATATAGTATAGCTAATGTCAGTAATATCTATATATGTGGCTAAGTCGAAGCCGCTTATAAACCTTTTAGCTTACGGAGTTACGATCCTATGTGGATTGATAATGATTTTCCGAAGCTTCTTGGTGCAGAGCTTTATCGTCCCCACCCCGCCTACATCATTGAGATGGCTGTAGAGCCGGTGGTCGTGCATGATTTCTCCAAGCAGCCTGGTCAGACGGTCCAACTGGATCGCTACCGCTTCTGGGGTAAGCCTGGTACCAAGGAGTCCCGTGAGCGGACCGCTGATCAAACTCTTGGATCTGCTTCCGCACGCAACATCGTCAAGGACAAGGTGCTCGTGACTCTGCGTGAGTACACCGGCCCTGCTGATTCCCGCGACGCAACTCAACCTTCTACCTTCAAGGTGGCTCGTGAGACCCTGATTACCGCCCAGCGTCTGCTGCTGGACACCGGTAACCTGAACGTCTTCCACCAGTCCATCGGTTCACTCACCCTGCTTGACGACTATCGTCGCTGGCGTGATCGCGTGTTTGCTAACGAGCTTCTGAAAGCTGAAGCCTGTGGCCGCGCAAGTCACGAGCAAGGTGGTTACTACCTGCCCGGCGGCAAAGAAAAAGGTTCCGAACCCACTGCTGGTGACCTGGGTGTCGAATACGAAGCTGGCGAATCCGGCAAGTTCGACGTCAAGACCGACCTGCTGGAAGTGGTCAAGGACATGCGTAAGCGCAACGTTCCGACCTTCGCTGACGGTTACTACCGCTGTATTTGTGATCCCACTGCAATGATGCACCTGCGTCAGAACAGTGACTTCCGCGAGATCGCACGTTATCCCGGACAGGGCCTCATCGATCCGATGAACCCCATCACTGGTCCTTCTGCCAACTTCTTCCAAGGCATGGGTCCTGCTTACGGTCAAGCTGGCTTTGTTGCTGGTCAACCCGTTATGCCAACTGGCTTCCTGTTTGAGGGTGTCCGTTGGTTCGAGTCCACCAACCTGCCTGAAACCTCTTACAACCTGACTATTACCGATGCGACTGCTGCCGCTGCTGATTACGGCGCTGCTCAGTTGATCTTCTTCGGTCCTCAGGCTGTGGGCGTGGGTATTGGTGGTAACAATGCTCAGATCCTGTTGAACAACAACGACGACTTCAGCCGTTTCATCATCATGATCTGGTCTCTGTTCGCCGGTTTTGAAACCCTGAATAAGGATTTCATTACGGTTGGTTACTCTTTCGTATATTGATAGGAGGTAACTAACAATGGCAACTTTCGAATTTGATTCTGAAAACCGTACACCTTGGAACAATAAAATCTTCCCTGGTAACTACGTCGCCCACCTGAACGCATACCGTGACCAAGGCGTGGTCGCACTCCCTGGTGCTGTGTTCTTCCGTGGTGTGGGTGCTCTGGTACTCAACCCTGACAACGATGGTGTCCTCGATACCAACGGTGTGCTGGTTGCTGGTACCTACGATCTGCAAATCCTGTCTCCCGACCTGCGTCAGGACGACAAGCCTCGCAAGGATCGCCCCTTCGTGATTCCCGAAGGTGCTGTGGTGTATCGCACCGCCGTGTCTGCTCCGGGTGTCCGTGAAGAAACCGTGGCTGGTTCCGCAACTCTGACTGTTGCTGG